GATGAGTTGTCATTGAATATATTGAAAGCCGCATTGGATTCAGGTAAACGGCGCAAAATCTGCTGGAATTCTGATTCTAGTTTGCTACGCCGTGAAGGGATTCCGGATAGTTTTGATTTTAATGGCTCGGCAATTTTCATTACTAATTTGAAATTTTCAAATGTTAAATCTAAAAAACTTCAGGATCATTTGGAAGCATTGCAATCTAGATGTCACTTTTTGGATTTGACTATTGATAATCAACGTGATAAAATGTTGCGTATTAAACAGGTCCATCGTGATGCTGACGGCGGTCTATTTAAAGATTATGAGTTTGATTCTAATGAATCTCAAGTTATCATTGATTTTATGTTTGAAAATCAAACTAAACTACGTGAAATCAGTATGCGGATGTGCTTGAAAATTGCTGATTTAGTAAAAATTAGTCCTGATAATTGGCGCAATCTAGCCGTTAACACTTGTATGAAAGAATAATAGTTGCTGTCACGCCTTAAAGGGGAACTTAGGTTCCCCTTTTTGCCATTATCATTGTCTTATTGTTATAAATATAGTATACTTTGTAAAATGAAGAAATGTAAAATTGTTGTTGCGGATGAGGTAAATGTTAAAATCATTGGATTGGAATTATCTGAACGCAAAACTTTAATGAAAATGTTTGAACATGAAATCCCGGGCGCTAGGTATTTGCCAAGTGTCCGATTAGGCAGATGGAATGGAAAAGTAAGTTACTTCAGCTTAGGCGGAAGTACTTATGTTAATTTATTAGAAGAAATTATTCCCGTTATAGATAATGCTGGATATGACATAGAGTTAGAAGATACTAGAGAATACTCTACTAACTTTACATTCAATTCAATATCAGATAATACATTTGAACATAAAAATTGGCCTGCAGGGCATCCTGTTGCAGGTACACCAATCATTTTACGAGATTATCAAATTACCCTAATTAATAATTTCTTAAGCAACCCGCAATGTTTGCAAGAAATTGCCACTGGATCAGGCAAAACTATTATGACGGCCGTACTAAGTTATAGTGTTGAACAATATGGACGCAGTATTATAATTGTACCCAATGTATCTTTAGTCACACAAACTGAAAAAGATTATATTAATTTGGGACTTGATGTAGGAGTATATTATGGTGGTAGAAAAGAAATCGGACATAAACATACTATTTGTACCTGGCAAAGTTTAAATATCTTGTTGAAAAATACAAAAGCCGGTACTTCAGAACTTACTATTAATGAATTTTTAGAAAATGTTGTATGTGTTATTGTAGATGAAGTACATCAAGCAAAAGCTGAGGCCCTAAAAACATTGTTAACTGGCGCAATGAGTCAGATTCCTATTAGGTGGGGGTTAACAGGAACTATCCCAAAAGCAAAGTTTGAAAGTCAAGCATTGTTTGTAAGTTTAGGTCCGGTTATTAACAAATTATCCGCAAGTACATTACAAGAAAAAGGAGTGCTTGCTAAATGTCATGTGAATATTATTCAGTTACAAGATAAGGTAGAATTTTCTAATTATCAAAGCGAGTTAAAACATTTACTTGAAGATGCTACACGATTAGATGTTATTGCCCACAGAATACATTCCTTAAAGGTAACAGGAAATACATTAGTTCTCGTTGATAGAGTAAATGCAGGTAAAGAATTGGTTAATAGAATCCCGGACGCGGTATTCATAAGCGGAGATACAAAAGCTCAAATTAGACAAGACGAATACGATAAGGTATCAATCAACTCTGGATTGGTATTGGTGGCAACATATGGTGTTGCTGCGGTTGGAATTAATATTCCTAGAATTTTTAATGTTGTATTAATTGAACCGGGTAAAAGTTTTGTTAGAGTTATTCAATCAATTGGTCGTGGAATTAGAAAAGCAGAAGATAAAGATTTTGTAAATATTTGGGATATAACATCTAGTTGTAAGTTTGCTAAACGACATTTAACCAAAAGAAAAGAATTCTATCGTGAATCTAATTATCCGTTTGATGTGGTTAAAGAAACTTATAAATAACTTGACAATCAACATATTATCTGTTATAATAACTTATGAACATATTACTATTAGAAAACATATCATATAATTTAGATTCGTTACCCGAAGAGATAGATGATCTTAGATTTGCAATATTGGATAATTCAAATCCCCAAAATGTAGATTATCATTATATCCCGTTAATTTTTTTAGAATCATTTAATGCTCCTGCATTAGTAATAAAAATTGGTAAACATACAATTAAAATGCCAGTAGATTGGCAAATATTAATCGGAGAAAAAGAACATGGAGATTTAGAAACTTTACCTCTTACTAGTATAAATGATCGAGGATTTAATGTTTTTGAATTTAATCCGTTAACATCATTTAGCCCTACATTTTTACCAATTGAAGTAATTGATATATACCATGATGTAACTTGGTTTGCTCCTAGATTAAAAAATGGACAATTTTTATGTGTGCCATTAGAAGAAGGACCTAAACCTGCATGTGTATATTTTGTAAAAGAAATTAGTCGTAATTGTGAAATTGTAGACTATAATCAAGCCTTTTAATCTTTGTAGAATATGGCAACAAAAACCCCAATAGATGAAAAGTTTGAAAAACAAGATTTTAACTTGTTTGATGCATTACTAGCATTGGATAAAAAAGATTACGGCTACATTGATAAATTAAATGCAGAGCAACAAAAGAAATTTGTCCCGTATATGATGACACATTGGATGAGTGCAGTTAAAGGAACGGGTGATATTCAAGGATATTATCTACGCAGTGTTGATTATCATGCTAATGTAAACTTATTCAATGACAATGTGCAGAAACATCCTAAATTACAATGGTTAATGTTATGTGCTGCAAGTCCTGGTATAGGTAAACAATTTCACCAATGGATTCCCCATATGAGTGCAAGAGTTACTTCTTTAAAAGACCCGGCTAAATTAAAAGATGTACAAGAATATTATACTAAACTTTATCCAAAAAGCAATTCAGTAGAATTAGATTCAGTTGCAAATCAGTTTGTATTATCTCATAAACGTAAATGTTATTTGGCTAAAGTATTTCCCGATTTAAAACACACCGATATAGAAACATTAGCACAATTAGTAACCGATAACGATATTAGTCAATATGAAAAAGACCTTGGTAATTGATAACCCGATAAAATTTAGTTGTGAATTCTGTAAACGTGAATTCATTAAAGAAAGTACCGTGTTAAAACATATATGCGAGTACAAACATCGGTGGTTAGAAAAAGATACACATTCTAATAGAATAGGATTTCAAGCATGGCTTCAATTTTATAAAAAGAATTCAACTAGTAAAAAAAATAAAACAATTGAAGAATTTATTAAAAGCGCATATTACATTGGATTTGCTAAATTTGGCACTTATTGTATAAATGTTAATGTTATAAATGTAAGCAGATATGTAGATTGGTTATTAAATAGTCAAATTAAAATTGACAATTGGTGCTTAGATAGGATTTATTCAACTTTTTTATGTGAATATATTAGAAAAGAAAATGCGTTAGATGCAATTGCTAGAAGTATTGAAACAACAATTAAAGAATCAGTTGATGATAGACTTCAAAGCCATGATTATATACGTTACGGAAATGTAAATAAGATTTGCTATGCTGTTACCACTGGTAAAATATCGCCATGGATGCTATATATGAGTGAAAGTGGAACTAAATTTTTATCTGATTTAAGCGAAGACCGAGTAAAAATGATTAGTGATTATATTAATATAGAATTATGGGCTATTAAGTTTAAACGTGAGCCGGAAATTGTAACTCAAGTTAAGGAACTATTACGTGCAGGCGGGTATTAAAGTTCGTATACCCTGGCGAATAAATGACAATATTCCTAAGTGGAATGAAACTTGTGCTTGGGCTATTGAACAATTTGGGCTGCCCGGAACTAAATTTACAACACATCCTACAGAAGAATATATGGATTTTGTGTTTGTAGATGAAAAAGATGCTGTATATTTTTCATTACGATGGGCATGAGTTCACAACTTAAAGTATTTGGTACTGCTGATACTATTATTCGGCTTGCTAGGGAATTAACTATTGATGGTTTAATAAAAGACATTGATTTTAGTTTTTCATTTATACCGTATAAGTTTTTTGTTGTTGATGGGGAGATAAACTCACATGGAATTTTTATATTTACTGACAGTAAATATGTGACATATTATGGTATTAAATGGAGTTGACTAGAACAGACTATGATAATTATAATTCTTCTATAACATGGGAAGAGAATAAGCCAGGTTGGCATACGCATAGTATTACCCTAGTAGGTAATATATGGTATGCAAAATGTATAGAAATGATTAATTGGTTATATGATAATATAGATAAATGCGAACGACATACCAGATGGTATAGAGTGTATAGAGTTTCAGATGGGGAATTTAATGTTAAATTTAGATATGAGCGAGATTATATGTTTTTTGCGTTGAGGTGGTTATGATAAAGAAACGTGCTATGGTCAAAGACAAATGGGGAGATGGTGACTGGGCTATTAACGATAAAAGTCTTCAAACTGGTTATGCGGAACATCAACCAAAGTGGCCTTATTGGGTTGGACCACGGCACTACTCTGAAGCAGCCTGGTTGGATATGAATGTTTGGATGATAGACACATTTGGCAGCGGTAATTGGGGTATACCTAATGTTCGATGGGTAGGAAGTACAGGGAAGTACTGGTTCCGTGATGAATCAGATAGAACTTTTTTTATATTGAGATGGTCATGAGAAGCAAAGATGCAAAATATAAATCCGGACACAAAACAGTATACAACAGAGATTGTAGATATCACAAAGAAGACCCTGCTACTATAGTAAAATGGATGAGAAGAAATTTTGGTGAAAGACACCAGGGTTGGGACTTCTCCTTAGTTGGAGGATGTGTTACAATAGAGGTGTGGGATGATAGATTGATAACAATGTATGAAATTTGGAAAATGTAATGGCAAATGATGTGATGATTGATTTGGAAACACTGGACACAAGTCCATATTGTGTTATCTTAACGATTGGTGCAGTTAGATTTGATCCTAAAGGTAATGGGGTAGCAGAACGATTAGAATTGCGTCCTACAATTGAAGAACAAATTGAAACACACAAAAGGATAATTGACGACAATACCATTGACTGGTGGGCTAAACAAAATCCGGCTGCTCTTGAAGAAGCAATGGGAGATAAGGGACGTATCTCATTTAATGAGGCTATGGAAATCCTTTATAAGTTTTGTTGGAATCGCAGGGCGGTGTGGTCTAACGGTGCAGCATTTGACGTTGTGGCTTGTGAAACCTCTTGGCAACAACTTGGAATGAGAATACCGTGGCCATTCTATACGGTACGAGATACTAGAACATTGTATGAAGTTGCAGGAGTCAGTCTCAAAGATAGCGGTCACTCTACGACCCATAAAGCAGTAGAAGATGCCGAAAGACAAGCAATTGTTGTACAAAAAGCGTATAGTAAACTGATTAAAGCTGGAGTGATGCTACCGTGAGAATAGATAGTGATATTGACATTGATTTTGGTTCAAGAAATAAATTGCTTGAACTGATTAAGCACACTAGTGCAGCAATGCGTAATGTCACCCCTATTCGCAAACATGCGACTGGAGTTTATGTTACCACTATCCCTTATGACCCGGTACTTGATATCGCAAGTATTGATTACACAGTAGCAGAAAAGCGTGGTTATTTTAAACTAGACTTACTAAATGTACATGTCTATGAGAATGTTAAGGACGAAAAACATCTTAATGAATTGATGGTTGAACCCGATTGGAGCAAACTTAAGGATAAATCTTTTGTTGAGAAGTTAATTCATTTGAACAATCAGTATTACAATTTAGTGAAGATGCTAGAACCAATAAATAGTATCCCAAGATTAGCAATGTTTTTGGCAGTTATTCGTCCTGGTAAAAAGCATTTAATTGGATTGCCCTGGCAGGAAGTAGCAAAAACAGTATGGGATAAGGGAACAGATGGATATGTGTTCAAAAAAGCGCATGCCATTTCCTATTCTTGGCTTGTTGCTGTACATATGAACCTCTTATGTGAGCAGGAACGCAAAGATACTAAATGATTAAGGTATTCGTTTTACTAAAGTAATGCTACGGCGTTTACTTCGCCGTTTGTGTAATTCAGTCATACTACATGTTGGGCCGTGAATTATGACTAAACTTTTGTTATTAAAAGTACGTAGATAAGGCTTAAAAATTGCCCATTCATTTTTTAAAAAAAGATTTATGGGTATAAGACGATTTGATTCCCACCACCAAATGTCTCCTAATACTAAGAATTTTTCTTTTAATACATTCTCAAGTATAGCACCATAATCGTATATAGTAGTTACAACATCATCTCTGTTTTGAACAATTCCAACATAATCCTGCATTGCATAAGAACAAACCGTTATAAACGGATGAGAATCGGTTAGTTTTTTGAAGAAATCGTTAGGTATCATTTACATTGTTATTTAGTAATGGATAGCCAAACTTAATAAATTAATATATTGAAGACTAAATACATAATAGGAAATTACATTTGTGTATTCAACCCAAGTTTTCATTTATACTCAACGTCAAATCGTTGTATTATTGTCAGGATATTCGCCAAGGAGTTATATGCCTCAGTATGCTAAACCATTGACTCTACATAAGGGTGTGGACAATCAATTACAATTTCAGTTTTTAAATCAAGAACAAAAACCAGTGGACATCACAGGTAAATCAATTACTTGCAGAATTATTAATTATACCGGCGGAGAAATCTTATTACAAAAAGCACTTACTTTACAATTACCAGTCACAGGAATTGCAGCATTGTTCGTAAATTCGGCTGATTTAGAAAATATTGATGCTCAACGATGCTATTATTCATTAGAAATTCCAGTAGGAGAGTTTGATTATCCAGTGTTTGTTGATCAAAATTCAGCGGCAAGAGGAGACTTAAATATTGTTAATTCAGTACTACCCAATTTTATTCCTTCTCAAGCAGTAACCATTCCAACAGGACAACCATTCCCTAATTTAAATCCAAATTCTAACTCTAATTCTACTGCACAAACGTTTTATAGTAGTGTGGTTAATACTAACGATAATCCTATTTTAAGTTTACAAACCGAATATGCAGGATATTATGGAAATGTAATAATTGAGGGTTCTACAATTGTAGATGGGGATTGGTATCCAATTACAACGGTAGCCTATTCTAATGTTACTGATACTAAAGGATATGTGGTTACCGGATTTCATCCCTATATACGGATGCAGTTTGTAAGCAATGTTGGAGTTGTTTCAAATATATTAGCCAGATAATTTGCTTTA